GCATTTGTTTTTTATTTTTAGCCCAGCCTCAAGGATGAGGAGAGCGTCTGCGGTTTTTAGGGTCACTGACAGTTGCGGATATAGCGCTTGTGCGCGTCCTTTGAGATGAGCTTTCCAGCGCAGCCCGTGCGTCTTTTTATCGCCTAGTCCCAGAGCGGCTTGCCACTTCTTGGGAGGCAGGTATTCGATACGGGTGTTGAGCGAGGCAAGGATTCCTTCGAGACGGCCATAGTTGCGAAACATTGTAGCCATGCTGCTACCTGACATTTTGCCAGCGAACTTTGGCAGTTCCTCTAGAAAGACAGTGATAATCGGATTAGGAACATGGCTTTTGCAGAGAATGTAGAGTTGCTTCTGCAAGTCGTGAACAGTCTGAGGCATTGGCAATGCATGGACGCTGCCGTCAGTGTCGATGTAGGCGATCCCGCCGCCCACGCCTGGGTCGATTGCGATATAGTTCTGGGTCATTGGACCTCCTTTGCTGCTGCGATGAGTGCGTCTGCCTGTTTCAATCCCATCTTTGCAAGATCATCGTAAGAACTGTAATTACTATACGATCCGGTCAAAATTATTGCCGCAATCTCAAGGCGGGTAGGTTCTGGGCGTGCAAGTAACGCGCTAAGTTCTTTTTGCCGATGCTCCGCAATTCGCCTCCAGTGCGCTGCATCTCCACGGGCCTCATCACGCTGGTCTTGCAAAATGCCGTAGTCGTGTGGCGTGCGCTCGGAAATAGCCTGAGCCAGCTCTGATTGCATCCGCTCGATTAAATCCGACTGCTCTTGCAACCTTGATGCAGCATTCAAAAGGTCGCTGCGCAAAATATCGTCCATCTGGTTTGCCACCTTGCGGATATTATCGATGATTCGTTGTGTTTGCATATCATTTTGCCTGCACAAGTGGAGCCTGCCCAATCTTCCGCTCCACAATCTCATCCGGCAGCACTGCACCGGCAGCACTCCAAAGAGCTTGCGCCTTTTTAAGGCTAATCGAGCCTTGCGCCAGAATCGCATCACCGGCACCGATTGCACCGTTACGCACTGCCTGCGCGATATGTTCGGCCTCCACGTACTCGGATGCTCTAGGCTTCTGTAGTTTCCAGCCAGGCACTTTCACGCCAGCCTCAAGCAGTCCTCGAGCCTTCTCCTTTGCAGCGTCTCGAAAGTCGTCAAGAGTCTGGCAAGCGGCAAGAAATTGCCCAAGCCTGTCAGGATCGTTTAAAAGCGCAAGAAACGCCTCGTCCTGCACGGTCGGCGCGAGCCCGGCAACTGTCACTAGTGCGCTATCCTTACTGGCAACTCTTGCAGGACAGGTCAGCGATTTTGCGCACCATGCACAGTAGTCGTTTTCCACCGGCTGCGTCCCTACGTTTGCCAACACATTGCGCACCAGCTCGTCCGCCGTCGTGTAAGTCCAACGATGCGTCACAACCTGGCGTTGGTCACAAAACAACAAATGCGTCGTCCATTCGCCAACAAAGTGCTCTTGCATTAAGCCCAGCGCATAGGCTGCCATTTGTGCCTGGTAGTCGTAAATCTGGCCCGATTTAAGGTCGATCAAAAACCGGCCTCGAAGCGCAACGCCATCAGCGGTGCCTCTGTGCTCGATGCCCCCGGTGTGGATGCGGCATCGATCCTCGTCTGTCATTAGGTCGTTTGCGCCCCCCAATCGGATGCACTGGTCAATCGCCCAGCGCACGGCCTGCGCGTCATCCTCTGGCAAATCCCAGTCGGGAAACTCTCCGTGCGTCCAGGCATGCCTGAATGCTGCGTCTAGTTTGGTGCCGCGTTCGGCTGCCGGACTGGTGCCCGGCGCGCCTTCGTATTGCCCGCAGAGGGCCAGCTTGGGAAGTGATGAATGTCTGATTTTCATTCGAAAAGGCTCGGTTGAGCTTGGATGTTGCGAAGGTTTGTCACTGCATGTTTTGCATAAGATTTCTTGAGTTCTGATCCTACAAATCGCCGTCCAAGAGTCAGCGCGCCGTAGCCTTCGGAGCCGATGCCGGTAAATGGCGAGTAAACCAAGTCGCCGGGATTGCTCCAAAGCGTGATGGCTCGCTCGATAACGTCAAGCTGCAACGGGCAAATGTGCTTTTCGTCAGCTTGATCGCGTGCCACTTCCCCGTTTAGAACTCGTCCCTGATCCACTGTCATCCAAACTGGAGAGGCCACTTCCTGCCACCAAGAAACTGGAAACTCTGATCCGTCCTTTGTCACTGGGACAACTGTCTGGCCTGGTGCGCGGAAAACGAGCAGGTAATCAGCGCAGCCGACTCGCGAGCTTGATGAGTCGGTTTTAAGCGTTTTGTGCAGCAGCCCATGCGCTTTGGTGCGCTGCATCTCTGTCACCGGACTCTTCCAGATGCAGATGCGGCTGTGAAAAAGGAAGTCGTGCTTCCAAAAAGCGCGGATGATTTCGCCGCTGAAGTCTTGGAACTGGATAGATCCTGTCTTCCACTTAGTGGAAAGCAGGTCTACGCAGTGCACCGCCACTTCGCGTCCTGGCTGCATGATCCGTTTGATCTCTTGGATCAAGAAATCAAAGTGCACCATAAAATCCGCCATCGAGTCACAGTTGCCCATATCCTGCGGATCGTTTGAATAAGTGAAAAGGTCGGCAAATGGCGGGCTGAAAACCGAAAAGTCAATCGAGTTAGTCGGGATCGTTTTTGCCACTCGGACACAGTCGCCGTGGTGCACTGTCCAATTCTTGCCTGAGTAACTGTCCACTCCGGTCTTTGCTTCCACTGTCTCGGACTTTTGAAAAGTCATCTCTGCTGCTGCTAGTTTCATGTTCTGTTGCATTTTCTCATGTTGTTCAATTTTGCGTCTAATTGATTGAAGGATGGCTCCTTCCGTTTTTGCCTGCACGATGTAGGCGTTCACTTCTTGCGTTTGGCCAAACCTGTAGGACCGTCTAAGTGCTTGGTAAAAGTCTTCAAACGAGTAAGAAAGGCCCACAAACGCCACGTTCCGGCAGTGCTGCCAGTTCAGACCAAAACCAGCAATGCTAGGCTTCGTAATAATAACGCGAGCTCGGCCTTGGCTAAAATCGGACAGCAAAGACTCTTTGCGCGATGGCGCATCTGATCCTCGGACTTCAATAGCATTCGGGATTCGCTGCGCAAGATTGTCAGCCTCGTCATTAGTGTTGCACCAAACAATCCAAGGCTCGCTTGATGCATTTACAAGATTTGCCACCGCATTGGATCGGTCTGCCGAGGTCATGCGCATTTCGCGGTGCATCGTCGTCGCTGATAGCGTGGCAATGCGAAACAAGTCCTCCCCAGTGTTTGTGCTGATATCAGCGTCCACCAGAATCGTTTGCATGTTGAGTGCTGGCAGATCGTACCCATCGTTTTCAAATCCAATGTCAGACGGCTTTGAAACGCACGCGGCCCAACTCGCCAGCCATTTCCAAAACTCACTCTCAGCGTGCTTTTTAAGCCGCCAGTCCCCAGTGTTGAACGTGTCGTTCACGAAGAACGTCGCCAGCATCTGAGCAGGCGAGCAGATGCCTAGGAAGTCAGCGTGCTGCCCCAGTTCGGTGTAGTCGTTCGGTGATGGCGTAGCGGTACACGCGAGCCTGTAGGGAGTCTGTGAAAAAGCATCTGTCAGTGCTTTTCTTGTCTTGCCCGTAAAGGATTTAAGGATGCTGCTCTCGTCCAAAACTACCCCGGCAAACACTGAGCAATCAAAATGCTCCAGTTTCTCGTAGTTTGTGATCCAAACTCCTGGTGCGGTAATTTCGTCACCGCTGGCAATCTGCTTTGCCTGGATGCCGAACTTCTGCGCCTCTCTGGCAGTCTGTGATGCCACAGCAAGAGGGGTCAAAATTAACACGCTGCCGCCAGTATGTCGCACAACCTGGCTTGCCCATTCTAGCTGTTGAGCGGTCTTGCCAAGCCCGCAGTCCTCAAACAGTGCGCAACGGCCCTTCCTGACAGCCCAACGCACGATATGCGCTTGCCAGTCAAACAATGGAGCAATGATTGAAAGAGGCTCAAAACCGGCATCCCGCACGGTCTTTTGCTTGCCTGTGATGTAGTCGTCGTAGGTCATTTGGTTGTTCTGGATTGTTTGTACTCCGCGCCTTTTTGCTTCCGATACACGCTTGCGCACTCTTTTGAGCATGTCTTAGCAAAAGTGCTTCCAGCTTGCCGTCTTGGCCGCATTTGGTGGCAAATAATGCATTCCGCTACGATCACCGGCTTTGTGTCAGCGCCGTGCCTTGCCCGGAAGCTAGCAATCTGCCGAGCCTTTGCGCACGCAGTGGAGCAGCTCTGAGCCTTGTTTTGCAGCGGCTGAAAGGTTTTGCCGCAAAAACAGACTCTGGTTCCTAGTCTGCAAACTAAGCACTTGGTAATGCCAATATGCCCTCGAAAGAAACTAATGCCGCACTGTGCGCAGTTAATTTGCCTCCAGCCCACTCCGTGCTTTTGCGTCTTAGGCGGTTTAACCGGCTTCGGTGCCTCAGCAGGCTGTACCAATCCAGCCCGCACTCCGGCGCGCACTAGGTCAACGGCCTCTGCCAGCAGTGCCAGGCGCTGCTCTTCTGGATCGCAAGCCATGCCAAAATCAGCGCTGCGAGTCCGTACCGATGGCGACCAGCACGGTTTTCCGTTCATCATCCCGTGCATGCCACTCATTTGGAGTTCAATGCCCAGAGGTTGACGATTACTAAGCAAACCAACGCGATGGATTCGCCTAGGTTTGTGGAGCCGATAAGCGCCAGGAGGTCGACGATAAGAAGCGCGCCAATAGTAGCAAGTTTGGCAACGGTCCATTTGCGCGTGTTCCGGGGAGGTGTAGGGCCCTGGAAAGGGCGGGAAGAGTAGTGTGAGGTGCTCATTTGTTGGTTTGTTTGTTGTTACTTAGACGGCCTCGTCAGCACCCGCCTAACGGGTGGACCCCCGAAGGGGTTTCGGCCTAGGAAAGTTTGGCAAGCATTGCGTTGAGGCGGGTTAAAGCGTCGATGCAGTCGGAAATTGCGTTCGGGTAGCCTTCAAACTCTGCGTAGGCGAGATCAATTTCGTATTCGCGGATTGCGGAAAGAATTTGCTGTTTGGTCATAGTCGTTCGTTGGTTCGTTGTTGTGGTTGCTGCTAACGGTGTCCACTTTACTCAACTAAGCTCGCTTGGCTAGCTATTTGTTGCACTTTTTTTAGCCCGCTTCAAAGCGTTCATTTCCCGCGCTTTAGGACGCGGTTTGCTTGCATTCCGGCGCGCTGCCTCTGCTTTTTTTTGCGATTTCGCTGCGCCGCCTAGCTTGCCAATCTCCCGGCAGTGCTCTCGGAGAGTTTTTTCAGTGTTCATCGCGTTCTAAACGGTTGATTTCACGGTCGATATACCAAGCGGCTTTGCGCAAATCCTCAAGTGCTTCACCTTTAAGTCCGGCTCGCCAGAGATACTTGATTGCGTTGCCGATGCAAAAGTTGAAGTGCTCGGCCACTTGAATGCACTCCACGCCCGATGGGTGAGAAGTGTAGTGCGGTGGATGATTGACTGGGTCCATGCCCGCACCCTAGCAAACCCCGCTTTGCTGTCTACTGCGTGTTTTTCATTAAAGGCGCAAGTGCCTTTGTTTCATGGGGTAAACATGCAAACCCGTCGCAGGTTCTCCCTGCGCACCATTCGGCAAATTGTGACTACTCGCCAGCCGGAACGAGGCCAGAGTCGAGGCCAGACTGAAACAAGTCGGCCTCCTCCTCGCGTCTGCGCCGCAGCCCTTTTGAATTAGGCCAAAACCGCACCATTTCGCGAAATTGCTTGGGAATCTCCTTGATATTACCGGTTTTGAGCAACGCCTGTATGTTTGCCATCTCCCTGCGCCGCTCGCCGATCAGGCTCGGCCCTCGGTTGAACACCAGCGAGACAAGTGCCGCAGCACAATCGCCGTGCAGAGCTTGCGCCTGTGGGTAAATACGCAAGGTCCGCAAATACCAGGTCGGCAGCGTCACGTCCTCAAAAACTGCCAGCGCGGCAGTCCACGGGATTGACAGGTGCCGCACATAGGGCAACACCGTCTGTGCAGCCTCTCCGCACCGGCCAGAAACGCCAATAAGTGCCGCGAGTTTGGACGCGGACAAATGCGGCCCCCATGCCCTAGTTGTGTCAGGTGCTGGAGTGTGCCCCAAATCCCAGCCCACTCCGATCGTGATGCCGGACTGCTCGCCGGGCCATTCTGGGTTTGGATCGTAATATGACTCGCCGCCGGTTTCCCATCGAATAATGGCTTCAATGCCGCGTTTACTCAGATTCATCATTATCTTCCTCAATGGTTTCCTCTTCATGCTCTTGTGCCCATGTCGTCGCTTGATACTCACGGGCAAACAAACTGCCAACTCCAGCGGCAAACTTTGTATAACTGTCCGAGTCTGAATCGTGCGCTAGGATTTGCACACAGTCAAAATGCTCGCCAATTTCCGCAGCCATGCGCTCCAAAAAATCCTGTTTTTCTTCGTCGGTCATAGTTTTCCAACGTGGTAATGGGTGGAAATGATGGTTTTGCCGTCGCTCGTAGTGGCACGATATTTTTTAGTCGGCCATTTTTTGCGCATCGCCAAATTGAGTGTAGCAGTCCGTTTTGAGCCTAACATTTCTACAAGTTGCCACAATGTATACCAACCCGCTGGTGCGGGTTCACCGGCAACCTCGTCCCGCAATTGTTCCAACAATGTTTTCTTCATATCGGCAACTTAAAGTCGCCAGCTTTTGTCTCTTTTGCCAGCCATACAATGGTTTCGGTATCGCAATACTCGCCCCAAGCAAATCCCCGGCTCCAGGAGGTCGTCGCTCGCCGGTTGGCCGCATATCCCATGGCGTCTTTGTCGCCCAGCCAGCCCACGCAATACCCTGTTGGATGCGATCTGTTGCGCCCCTCCGCCTGTGTTACGCGGTGCAAGTGTGCGAGCACCACTTTGTTTGCAGTCCCGCCGCACACGGCTTCTGCGTGATCGCGCACGGCAGCCTCATTGTGCATGTACCCGTGCCCCAAAAGCGTATCTCCTAACTGTCTCCACCCATGCTGAAAATTGTAGTCAATCACCTCGCATTTCATGCGCCGAGCTTGGTCGGTGATTTGGCCCATCACACGGCCCGCCAGTGCGGCCACAATGGCCCGAGGCGACTCCATCAGGGTATTTAAGCGCGCCTCATGGTTGCCTAGGAAATAGAGTTGCGGCGCTAATTGATGCAGAAATGCAAGCCCGTCTTGCAAGTCGCCTTCGGGATCTACTGCGTCGTCTGCGGTTCCGGCTGCACCGGCCCGCAAGCAAGCTAGGTCAATAGCGTCGCCCAGGTGAATCGTGGTGTGCGGCTTCCAACGTGCCTTGAACGCCAGCACCTTTTTTAGGAGCGCCTGATCCGCGTGGTGCCCATGGCTGCACCCAACGGCCAAGAATCGCTTCCAGCTCCGGGTGATATTAGCCATTGGCTATAGCAAAGGCTTCTGCCCCCGCTCGTTACGGATTACGTCAATCACGCCAAAAATGCCCAGAATGGCATCTATCGTCGTGTTGCCAACTCCAGTCGAGTAAAGCCCGAGGGCAGCACCCAGCTTTGCAAGTCCAAGCCAGGTCGAAGGCTGCCTAATGTAGTTTTTCAGAGTCGTTTTCATTTTCTGTGTGTTCAAAGAGTCGTTCCCAGAGAGCTTTGCGGTCAGCTTCGCACTCGCGGATTTTGCCGTTGAGATACCAAACTGCTGCCAGCGTGAGAGCCATTGAAAGCCCCTGTGCGGCTGCCTGTTGGGCAATTAGGTCGAGAAGTTGAGTCATAAATCTAAAGTGCGTTTTGTGCCAAGTATCCCGCAAGTCTTACTGCTTGCGGTGTTTCCTCCTCAACAATCCTATCGTAACACGCGGCACCGTATTGCTTGAACACAACCGCGTTGTTACGAAACCAACCCATATGGTAGCCAGAAGCCATGAACGAAACGAGCTTCTCGGTTGCGTCTGCGTCCACGACGTAATTTAACAAAGCAAATTTCTCGATCCAGTAGCTTTTTGGCTGGCAGTGAATGTGCCCGTGCCCGCCCTGCCCCGGAACAGCCGCAGAAAACAGGACGGTCGGCGCAACGCTTGTGAGTGTTTTGACCAGTTCATCTGCGCGGCTTTCCGGCAGGTGCTCGGCAACCTCAATGCACATTGCCAGGTCGTACTTGCCAGCGTACTTGTCCGCAAATTCGCCAGAAAACACATCCATCACGGCATAGGGGCAGCGCGGATCAATGTCTACGCCATCAGCATGCACTCCAGCCTCTCGAAGTGCTTTAACATAAATGCCAGGGCCGCAGCCAACGTCCAGAATCCTCATTTGTACAGTGCTCCGTAGTTGAGTCCTAGGCCAGTGCCCAGCGGTCTGTTGTGGTCTTCGTACCATCCATTGCCATCCCAGATGTCGCGAAAGTCGGCAAATGCCCGCTCAAACTTTGGCATCACGGCATGCAGCGAGAAATTCTGAAAACCAAACAAAGCCATCTTTGCTCTGTCGATGCGGTTAATGTTGCGCATAGCCCGCAAGATGTCGCCCATCGTGTTGCAGCGGTAACCGTTAACGCCGTCCACGATGTACTCAGTCATTGCACCAAAATCAGTCGTGATCGGAACGCATCCACTAAGCATCATTTCAACCGCAGTGCCACCAAATGGCTCCCAATAGGTCGAGAGCAGGAAACCAAACTTGGCTTTTGCCATCAGCTCCTTCCGGGTCTGAATGTCAGCGTAGCCGATAAAGTCTACATGTTCCGGCCATTCCTTGAGCCCAACGCCTTCAGGCCCGCCTTGCCCGGCAACCTTTAGCCTGACTCCAAGCCGCTTGCAGGCATCGATGGCAATGTCCAAACCCTTGTTCGTGCCCAGTCGCCCAATAAAAAGCGCATAATCCTCGCGTTCTTGAGTTGCGTCAAAGTCCCTTGCGTCAAAATAGTTTGGCACAACTCGATGATACCAGTTCGGGCTGCAATAAGACACGCCCTGAGTGCCTGCATAAGCCCCTTTGAGAGGGTAAGATTCGTAGCAACGAAACTGTGCAAAAGCCCATCCTGAGCCAATGCCAGGCTCCACAACGATTAAATCACCGTCAGCATTGGCAATGTCACACGCGCCTTTTGTGCCACTCCAAAATGCCAGCACCAAATCTCCACGCTTTTTGCGTTTTAAGATTTCCGCTCCAGCGTTTGAGTTAAATGTCTTGTGCGCAAAGTCGTCGGATGCGTGACGAAATTGATTTCTGCGCCAGTCATAGTTTCCGTAAGTCTGCTCGAGCACCTCGTTTGAGGTCACGTTTACATGCTCATGCGCAGCAGTTAGCGAGTCTGGATGCCCGTAATGGATCACGTTGTATTCGCTGCTGCCCTTAAACATCTCGCAGAATTTCAAGACCTTCTGCGTGAAAGCGCATGCCGAATAATTGGGATGCGTTACTGTATGCGGGACCGCTAATGCGTGAATATTTGTCATAAAAAAGAGTGGTGCAGCCCCAAAAGACTGCACCACTTTAGTTAGTTTGACAAATTAAACAGTCGGCACTGCTGTTGCGTCAAAATTGAGCAACAACGAAGTGTTTGTCACCGCAGTCAACGGGCTTGTTGGAACACTGAATGGCGCAGTGTAAATTGCTGTGCCTTTCACAATTCGCAGACCGGCAATTTTCCCAACAAGTCCATCAATCGAGCCAATGTTCAAATTGCTGGCTGCATTAAACATCTGACTCGTGGTGGATTGCAATGCGCCGTTGATGTAGACGTATTTTGATCCATCACTGATGACACACGCAACGTGCTGCCACTGGTTCAGAGTGACTGGCACAATTGCATCGGTCGTTACGCCATTATTTATGTGCAAATTCCCATCAGTGTACATGTGGAAATTCACTGCCTGGAAAGAGTTTAGGAAGATCGCATACTGAGCCTGCGTCGGATACAGCCAGAACTCAATGGTCGAATCTCCAGCACTCAAATCGAATTCGGATGCGGTTGCTGTCGTGGAGAAATAATCAGTTCCTCCGTCAAACTCAGCACCCTTAACACCGTCACCCAAATCGAAATTCACCGGCGAACCAGTGACACTCATGGTGTGGTTAAAGCTCGATGTGTCGTTGTACCAACCGCCAGTGTCTTTTGGCACTTCCAAATTGCCAGAAGCACCAAGCACGCGAACGACCACAACAGCATCGTTTGCCGGGGCAGTCTCGAACGTGATCGTCCCGTTGCTGTTCGACGAGAGCGCAAATGCTCCGTTTGTAGCATCGGAATCGATGAACTCGCCGCCAACAAACACCAAATGGCGTTGCTTATTGTTGTCGATATAGCCCTGAATTGGCGAAAACTGAACCTGAGAACCTGTGCCAATGTAACGGGTCCGCGCAGTCATCACGCTGGCTGCCGATCCGGTCGCGCCTTGGCTTCCGGTCGCGCCAGCAGGGCCGGTGGCTCCTGTAGCACCGTCTCCGCTTCCGCCCGATCCCGTCGCGCCCGTAGCACCCTTAGCGCCACTTACTTGAATCGCAAGGACGTCAACTTTCGACTGGTCAGCAATCGGGCTCGGAAACACGATTTTGCTGTTTTGGGCATTTGTCCCAGTGATTGAAAAACCACCATTGACTTCGTCGGGACGCTGGAAAACACCGTCGATATAAACGAGGTATCCCGCCTCATCGTTCTGGGGACCATCCCAGCCAGAGATCGGGCCAAATTCGGTCAAGTTGCCGTTGCCGGTGAACACGGGCGAAAGCACACCGCCGCCGAGGACGGGAGCCTGAGGGCCAGTCGCGCCGGTCGCACCAACCTGTCCCACCGCGCCGGACAGCGAAATCGTCCAGGATGAGTAAGTGCCGGAACCAGCAAGCACGGTCGTCACGTTAACTACCAGCGCGCCGGTCAATGCGATGTAGCTCGTGATCGTTCCCTGCATGCGGTTGTTAGCGTCGTAAGCGAGGATAACCTGCTGCCCGACGCTGAGAGCCAAACCAGTCTGTACGGTCAGCGACTTTGACCCAATAGATAGCGTAAGAGAATCTGTCGAGCTTGTTGTGTATTTGTCTCCGGCAACGCCGCTTGCGCCCTGTTCGCCGCTAGGTCCAGTCGCGCCTGTTTCACCTTGCTGTCCGCTAGGACCAGTAGCCCCAATCTCGCCAGCAACGCCCTGCACGCCTTGGGGGCCTTCTGGCCCCGTTGCGCCCATAACGCCTGTCGCGCCTTCGGGCCCAGTTGCGCCCACTTCGCCTTGCACGCCAGTTGCACCTTGCAGCCCTTGGAGTCCCTGCGTTCCAGAAGGTCCCTGTTCGCCTTGCGGTCCAGTAGCACCTTGGATGCCTTCTGGCCCGGTCGCGCCGGTCAATCCTGTTGCGCCATCGACACCAGCAACGCCGGTTGCGCCCTCAGGGCCAGTTGCGCCAGTCAAACCTGTCGCCCCATGCACGCCTTCAACGCCCGTTGCGCCAGTCAAACCTGTCGCGCCAATTGGGCCAGTGGCTCCAACTGCACCCACTGCCCCTTCAAGGTTTACAATCCAACTTGAAAAAGTGCCACTGCCGGTATGATGCTGAATCTGCGCAACCATTACACCGGTAATGCGGCTGTACGAGGTCACAACGCCGCGCATGTAGTTTCCGTTTCCATCCTGAGAAATGAGAATTGGCTGATTCTGCGTGTACGCCAATTCAGTTTCAACGGTCAGCGTCTTTGTTCCGTTGGAAATAGATAAAGAGGTCGACGAAGTGGTCTGGTATTTATCACCAAGTCCGGTCGCGCCGACAGGGCCGGTGGCCCCAGTCGATCCAATGTCACCTTGTGGACCAGTCGCTCCCTGAGGGCCTTCAGGACCAGTCGCGCCCTGAACGCCCTGCTGACCAGTGGCACCCTGCGGACCTTCAATGCCGGTTGCACCAGTCTGACCCTGAATTCCCTGCTCGCCGGTTGCGCCTTGAGGACCTTCAACGCCAGTCGATCCAGTATCGCCCTTAATGCCTTGAGGCCCCGTTGCGCCAATTGCGCCTTGAACACCCTGCGGGCCCGTTGCGCCAGTAATGCTCTGGCCCGAAGCCCCGATGGGGCCGGTGGCTCCGACATCGCCCTGAATCCCCTGGGGCCCGTCATTTCCGGTCGCGCCGACCGGTCCCTGCATCCCCGTCGCGCCGACTTGGCCTTGGAGAGACTCTTGAGCAGACTGGGAGATCATTCCCAGCTGAATTTTCGTTAGTGCTTGAGACATAGTATTATGTGTTCTGTGTTCTGATTGAAATTCTGGCTCCTGTGTATATTGCTTCTGGGAAGAGAATTGTGCCTCCGTTGTCTGCGAGGATGTCAAAGCTATAGTTTGGTTCCTGCTGCACCCCGTCAATTACGACCTCGTATCTGGCTGCATCGGTAGTCGAGTAACCGGCAATCGGGTAAAAGCTGGATTTGATGCTATCCCCAGTAAACTGCGAAAGATACCAATTGCCAGCCGCACTTGTTCCCGGCAGCCCAGGAGGGCCGGTCATCAGCGTGACGACCAGCGGCATGTTAAGTGTGTTTGTGCAGACGCTCATACAATGGAAGTCCGAGACTGAATGATGCGCATGTCCCAGCCATCAGGCCGCTGCACGTTAATTGTGAGCTGCGCGCCAAATTGAGCTGCCAAAGCTGCCGTTTGCGTTTGATTCAGTCGCAAAGAAACTGTGGTTGCGTCTGGTTTAACAACGCTCGGAGTTGTCAATGATGCGCCAACAGCGGTCTTTAAAGTTGATGTCACAAGCCACTCTGTGAGGTCAGTGTACTCTGAGCAGCAGCCATCCTCTTGGATTCGAAAACTAAAATCCCAGTCCGCTCCTCTCTGTATTGTTGAGCTAGTTTGGACGGCTACCATTATATTCTGTGCCCTCGGGGCAAGTAATTTTCAGCAGAGTCGCAGCACCCGCTCATGGGCTGCGCCCCAACAGGCCAGGCTTTAGCTGCAATCTCGTCATCGCGACTTGGTAGCTTTCCAAGCGGGCACTTTGGCGCGTCTTGGGTAATCTCAAAGCGCATTCGGCACTCTTTTGTCCGCTGACACTGAGCGCAGATTTGGAGTCGTTTGTCAACTAGCCAGCGAGGGGTCATGCGATGGACGTGTTGATGGTGAGCGACAAGGTGATTGAGTTCGTCAACTTCTCACCCTCAGGAGTCTCAATTTCAGTTGTAACTGTGGTAACATTACCGTCTTCAAAAACTTCAGATTGCAATTCTATCAAAGATGGCGGGTCTGTTTCTTCGTTTATTAAATCGCATCGCAATCCAGTTAATCCCAAAATTTTGTTTGATTTTGCCCATTCAAAATTTGCTAAATGGTATTTACTCCATGCATCACCAAAGTTGTAAATTACTGGGAAACCTTGAATGCCACCAAATCCACCAAAATCGCTCAACCATCTAAAAAATAAAGGAACATTATATGATTCGCTTCCTTCTGGATAATATGTCAAAACAACTGGGTTTGCGTCATCCACCCTTTTAGTTGTAAATATAAAAGGCTTGTTTTGCTGGGCAGATTCCATGCATCCCGCCGTATAGTCCGGGTGGTTGTATGTTACGTCCAAAAACCTGTACTGCGGCACACTGGTTGGCGTTGGCTTCCATTTGAACGGAGCTGCTCCTCCGAGCCATGTGTAGCCATTCCAAAGCCATCCTTGTCCGGCTAATGCGTACCTGCCGTAAAAGGGTTGCTTATCGTCCGTAAAATCAAGTGTGCTGGTTGGCAGAATGATCGTGCCAGGCTTTGCCAATTCGCCGTTAATTTTGCCATTCTCTTGGACATATGGAGACTCGTTTGGGTCCCAAAATAGCGTGCGATCAGGCTTAGGCTGCCGCTCCTGTGGCAGAACGTACCATCGTCGTCCCTCGTTGTATGGCAACGTGTAAATAATATCTCCAGCGTAAATTCTGGTGATGCCGTCGATGGCTGAAGAAATGACAATTGGATCGTCGTACTTTTTACCTTCAGCAACCTGGGCAATATAGTACCCCTTTTGCGCCAATTCTCCATTTACTTGGCCGCCGCTACTTAACACTGGAGAAGTGTTGACCTTCCATGTTCCCAGGTTTTGCCCGTAAAGTTGCGGATTAATTGGCGTTGGCAAAATGCCAGTGTTAATGCGCCCAGAATC